GCAAGCATCCTAAGGTAACGCAGGGTTTTACAACCCCGTGTGTTTTCGATTTGCTATGGCCCCCCAGAAGGGGGTTATAGCTTTCGCTATTACGTATCCACCATTTTTCCGTTTGCGATACTCAGTCTCCTGCTCTAGTTCAAGATGTTTTTGAACAAAAGACCGAGTCCCTAGCTTCTGCACTATGTCTAGCATCATTCGTGATTTTAGATCAGTGAAGTAGCGAAGGTTAGGATCCACGGAGCTTTTTACATTGTAAATGTATCTACAATATGAGAACTCTACGGACCCATGATCGCCGATAGCCAACCTTGATATTATAAAGTTGGGATAACTGGCTCTGAAGCGGTCGATGTCATGACCAATCTTCAACCCAGCGTCATCGGGAAAATAACCAGGTACAACCCTCAGATGAAGGTTGTGCTCCTGGAATATGCTCTGAAGTAACGCGAGCGACCTATTTTCGTACAGATATGTCAGATTGCCAAAGTATTTTTCATACTTTTTCAACAATCCGTTATATATTGTATAAAGCCAGGGCGCAAGCGCAGATTCTTTGCATGAGGTGGGCTCCTTAATAAAACAAGGGCGCACGTCTATCCCGTGGAAGTAGTCACCTCCACAAGACTCTCTAAAGCCTCCATTCTCAGAAAAGAAAGATTTCTCTTTATTCACCAAGAAACCAACGCTTTCACAAATCTTCATGAAAGTATTGGAACAGGATGTCGGCAATATGCAATCGTCCCCAAATACCGAAACACTTCTCTTCGACTTGGTAGTCGGGAGGATATTCCGGTAGTGCCCGGGTTTTAAACCGGACTGGAAAACGGTTGCAACTGCAAGACTATAGAAGACGATCGTTTCAAGCGGAAAAGTAACCGCATTACCCATAGTACTAAACATATTCAATCGCACCACGTCCCCGTTAGGGAACTTCATGTGGGGCGAGCGAACAGTCTTAAGCCTATGAAACCAAGCTGGTGGGATTAACCACTTCACCAAGTCATAAGAAACACAGTCCGATGCACTGCTAAAATCAATTGTGGAGTTTAACCCATGTATTGACGAAGCTTGCGCCAGATTTTTGTGTTTATCAGGTAAGGAACGAACGTCGAGACCAAAAAACTGCATTCGATCGTACATACACTGCATAAGACCTTGCTGGAAAAACATATTCCAGGTGGTTTCTATTGCAATCATGCGATCAGTAGTGTCGTTTTTGGAGACAGTAGTAGCGCGTGATGTATCAGAATCTAGATATCTAGGTTTTTGAGTACCTGTGCGCTCTATAGGATCATAGA